TGTAATGACCACTTCTACTAATTGTACTACCAGTCACTTCTCTGATATCCATTTCCAGGTATGTTGCGTTATCGATTATTGTTTGTAAGCTCACTGTTTATCCTCCTGGCGTCCTACGAGCACCTGCTCTGCTGACATTATATATAAATTCTGGGTCCCTCGCGATTGCGGTCTGGAAGCTCTGAGTATCTACTGCAGATATATTTGTGATATTTGTGACACCACCTCCCATACCAACACCTGGACCTCCTGCGTTCATACCCTGTAAAGCACTATTTGGTAACACTACTCCACTTTGTTTAGGCACAAAGATCTCCGGTCCTTCTTCCCCGATTATGTATGGTTGTCCTGCTTTTGCTGGTCCACCTTTTGCAAGTCCAAACAATCCCATAATAGGTCCTGTAATGAACTTCTGTACTAGGGCTTTTGCTAATACTTGTTTTATAAAGTCTCCTAATGCACTAAAATCTGCTTTACCTTGTACAATAGCATCTGCTAGACTGTCTTCAAACATAGTTACTGCTTTGACAAACCCATCTGATAGTGTTGCCATAAAGTCACCTATTCCAGCATTTTCTAATCCTTCTTTTACTCTAGTAACAAAGTCATCTGCTGTTTTTTGGTTTGCTGTTATAATCTCTTTTATTTTTTCTATTTGTTCATCATACAAGCCATTAATTTCTGCAATTTTTTCCATCTGTAATGATAGATTTTTTACAGGATCTTTATCTAACTGTAATGCTTGTATATCTGCTAATGCATCTTTACGATCTGATTCTAAGTCAAATACTGCATTTTTTATTTCTTTTTCTTCCTTAGTTAAGCCTAGTAATTCACCTTCTAATAGTAATTTTTCTTTTGTTATTTCTAAATCTTTAGTATTGTCTATTATTACTTCTTTTGCTTTTTCTAAATCTCTAGCGATAATTCTGCTTAACTCTTTGGCTTTACGAGCTTCTTCTCGTGCTAATGCTTCTTGCTCACGTTTTAATTTTAATTTTTCTCTTAATGCCGCTGTATCTCTGTCTGCTTTACCAGGATCGTCAAATAATGTGTCATCGTCAGTTAAATCATTATATTCAGCTTCTATATCTATGGGATCTGTAACAGTCTTATCAAGCTCTTGATTAAATCCGAATAAATCTTTGGTAAAGTCTTTAATTATCTGCCTAGGTTTAGCCATAAAGTCAGGACCGCCTAATTTTTTACTAGCCAAGCTCAGTAGTTCTAATCCGCCAACTATAGCACCTAAAGGGCCTAGGAATCTTATGAATATTCTTCCTACGTTTGCTACAACTTTTCCTACGGCTCCGAAAAATCCACCTTTGTTGCCTCCTTTAAAACCTAAAGTAATAACACCTAATAAACCTGTAAGAGCACTCTTGACATTTCGTGCAATCATTCCAAATGCTGTTAATGTTTTACCTGATTTGAGTGTAGTTGTGCCTAATGCTATAAATCCACCTTGCACACTATATAATACTTTAAGCATTTTATTAACACCAAATACTGATAATAATAATCCACCGATATATACTAAATTTTCTAATCCTTTAAACAATTCACTAGTAGATATACCGTTTATGGCATCTGCAACTGCAATTAAGGCGGCACTTAAACCATCAAATGCACCTGTTTCTTCATTGACTTTACCTAATAATCCAGTTATAGCATTTTGTATTTGTCCAAATGCTTCACTTATAGTAGCATTTGTTTTACCAAAATCTTCTTCTACCCGTGATGCCATTATCTGTGTAGCATCAGCCATTAGATCTGCTGTTAACACACCTTCTTCCGCTAATTTACGCAATTCACCACGTGTTACGCCTAATATATTAGCAAATTCACCCATGAACTTACTGTTTGTTTCATTAATACTGTTGAATTCATCACCACGTAACACACCTGATGCTAATGCTTGTCCGAACTGTACCATGGCACCTGCGGCGGCACCTGTTTCAGCACCAGATATCTTTAATGTTTTAGAAAATGTTTCTGTAATGGTGGCTACTTGGCTTTGTTTAAGTCCTAAGTCTTCTGATGCAATAGTTAGAGACGCATATAGGTCACCTGTTGCGGCTAATGAACTTCTTGTGCTTTGTGCTATACTGGCAACGTCTTTTTGTGCTTGGTTATATGCATCACTACTTGCCGTAACAGCGAGTAATCTGTTGTTTAGGTTTTGGAATACGTTTGCTAAATCCAATGTGGCTTTTATGGCGGCCGCACTGGCTAATGCCTTTATAGCCGTACCTAATCGGTCTACACTCTTTTCTGCCTTTCTTGTATCTAACTGTAATGACGCTCTTATATCTGCCATTGTTACTCCTATATTTTCCTAAAATTCTTTGTAATTTGTTTCTCTAAGAAATTCAAAGAAGGTTTAGTAAATCCTTTTGGTGCTTGTTTACTCCAACCACTGTCTAACCTACCTGCGTAATCGTAATTAGAATTTATGCTGTTACGATTTTTGTTAAATTTTGTTTTATTACGAGCATTACCTCCTCGTACTGGTGTTTCCTGTCTGTAGTACTTAAATGTATCCTGCATAGAATCTGCTATAGCATTATCTATATTTTTTTCTAATCGTCTTAAATCTGCTTTGTTTAATTTTAATCCTTTAGCCATTTTATCTGCTTTCCTTAAAATCTTTCATCATTTTTTCTAAGTCGTTAGCATCGTATAATTCATTTGGGTCTTTGCTTGTGGCTTTCTTTTGTAACCAGTTCCTGTAAGACACCGCAATATCATACACTTGTAAATCAAATGTACTGGCCTTTTCTAACACTTCGCTTGGTAATTTTCCATATCGTTCACCAAGTGCATCAATCATTATTGCTGTTTGTGTTTCAGGTGCTCTTTCGTCTACAGTACTGCCTGTTACTTTCCCAATTGTTTTACAACTTCATTTACACACTTAACTAAAATACTGTTTGGTAACAATTGGCCATCAGTCATTATCTTTTCACCTGCTTCATCCAGAATCATATTACTGCAGAAATCTATCATTTCTCCATAATTTTGTTCTTCTTGGCTGGTTACTGAGAATTTGACAAATTCTGCTAATGGTTGTTTGTCGTAAACGTAAAATTCTAGTGGTTCATTATATTCTTTTATGATGTCTTCATCATCTAATATAATTTTTAATAATTGTGGTTTTGTTGCTAATTCTTTTAATTTCATATCTTACTCCTGTATATCTTTATCATGCCTTTCTTTCAGGTTGTGTACGGCACTAAGGCAAAATGCCAACCTGTTTGATGCCTTTTGGACATCTGCACTAGCACATCTTATTTCATTCTGTGCTTTCGCTATCTCCGTCTCCATGCTCTTCAGTATCTCCTGAATGGTGTGACGATCCCATATCTGCATCTTCATGCTCCTGTATATCTTTATTTATTTTTTTCTTGCTTTCTATAGCATCTGGCATTTCAATACCAAATTGTTTTGCTAAATCTCTAAAATCGTGTGTTTCTCCATTGATAATAATATCATATGAATCACGAATCCATTTACCATTAACAATACTTCTTCTAGCAATTTTGTGTACTTGTTGTTCCATGTTGTTCCTCTAAAAATAACACCCCCAAATATATGAGGGTGTTAAATTATGTATTACGATTATTACACTTGCGTTTTAGTCAACTCTCCATTCACTATGATTTCCATAGGTGAAATCCATACTGCTTGGTCCATACTAGCACTAGGTGCCAGTCCGCCAATAAATCCTTTACCGCTTACATAATAGTCTGTACTATCGGTACCTTCAAAAGCAACACTGAAAAATATTTCTGTTTTTGCTATTGATGTACTTAATAGTCCAACATTTGCTACTGAATTTAATGCGTCACCGCCACCAAAGAATGTTGTTTCATCAACAAGCATGTTGAGTGAAATACTATTTTCATTAGTAGTTGTGAATGCACTACTGGCTGTGTTATCCAATGTTGAATATCTCACAGTACCAGGAGTAGCGTTTACTGTTATGTCTTGCATTAACGGGACGACCATAGTGTTGGCCGCGCCCGGAACGGCTAAAGGTGCTGTATTACCTAAAGAGAGGACTGCTTGTGAACCGCTTGTTACTTTTATTACATCTGCCATGTTATTTCTCCTAAACAGTTATAAAGTTATACTCGAAAGTATATGTTATTACATCATCTGCGATGTCCGTTTCATAATTACTAGTGTTTTCCACTGTTCCTGTAATTACATTACGAGCCACGAGCAAATTTGCAACAACGGTTTCAATGTCATTAAATTGTTCTTTAGCATCTGTGGCTAGATAAGCATTAATTGTGGTAGTTGTTTGATTTACTGAAATTCCATCCAGTGTGTCATACAATTCTTCTACATCAATCTGTTGCTCATCCACATACACGGTGTTCATATTAGTACTATACAGTGGACTACCGCCCTGAACGAACGGTAACTCACTGCTGATACTTATATTAGCATGTCCAGACAGGTTTGTTGTAATTTTTCCGATTAAATCAGTCCTTTTACTCATTACCTTACCTGTACTATGCTAGGTCGTGTTCTTGTACGCCTTGTCTTTGAGAACGATACTGCTTTCTCATCTGCATCTACTGTACCTGAATTGTCAGCGTCGTACCAATCTGCTATAGCAAGTAGTTCGTTGTAAATATCAACGAATTTGTTGTTATAGTAGGGGATTTTAGCCACTTCTGGGCTTTCATCATTACCAAATTCTGCAAAGAGTGGAAACAAGTACTCTCCAAAACAATAGTATACACACATATCTGTGAACTGCTGTCTTCTGCCTAGTGCATTACCTGGATCTATAAGATTAGGGTTTACATTAGGTCTATTCATGGGGTTAAACGAATTACCAACATAATAGTTGTAATTTGACCACCACGTACTTGCTTTTATCTTTAATAGGATTCGGTTTGTACTCTTCTCTAACATATCCTCGACAAAATCCTGTATGGTTAAAAAACCAGATTCTGCTGGGATTTTCAGATTGTTCGCTTCGAATATACGTTGATCTTTCTGAACAACATCAGTATACTCTGCAAATGAAATTACATTACCTGTTCCGTCTGTTATAAATGCCATTAAACAATTCCTCTTAATTTAGGCTGTTGGTAAGTTATTGCTT